TCGATAGCCAGTTTGGTATGACGATAGGAACGTATGTGGCATTAACAAAGAATCCTCAAGTATTCCTTCAGAACTCTACTGGCTGGTCACCCGTCCGCGTAAAGAGCTTCTCGGAAGGAATACTGACCATCGAATCTCAGAGCGCCGATAATGATGAAGTCTGTTGGATGGTGGTGGCAACGCGCAGAGACACTGGAGTAATGGAGAGCAACTCTACCGATGAGAGTGGAGATTTGATAGTGGAGTTTGAAAATATAGAAGAGGAGCCTTATGATGAGGACCCGATCGATGAGTAAAGACCCTAACTACATCGCCAAACTAGAAAAAGCCATAACGCAAAAGTATGGTGAAGAGGCAATCAACAACCCAGCCCGTTTTTGGTCCGAGGACAAAGAAAAAGAATATATTCAACAGTCGGTAGAAGAGCGACAGAAGTTCGCTAAATTATCGGAGGCCCAAGACAAAGTAGAAGAAGACGGATTTTTAATAAACCAAAAACTACTTACTAGAGACCACAATAGGACCTGTCCTGTTTGTCGTAAATATTCTTTTCATTCGCGTGATGATTTGTATATGAATAAGTTTGAAGCCTGCTTCAAGTGCTATATACAATACAACGAGGGCCGGGAAGAAAGATGGGCAACTGGTTGGAGACCACATAAGGAAGAATAAAAATGGCAACAGTACTAGAAATCATCCAAGGAATTAATCAAGCAGCCGCCAATGGCGCCTGGGACGGGGCTCACGAAGAGTCCCTGCAAGCTGACGGTAAAGCACGAACGGCCGGCCTCAAGCGAGAAAACGGACACTATATTAACGATCGCCGCGTAATGGACGGCTTTATGGTTCAGTTCCATGGCCCAATCCTCCGTGTAAAGTACCAGGCGGACGCGCGCATTAAAGAGGTCGCCAACAACAATTTTGAAGATGGAGTTGTCCAACACCTCCAGGAAATTGTTAAGTTCCTAAAGAAAGAATATAAAGCCATCACGGGAAACAGTCTTTCTCTTACAAAAGAGGGCGACCATCATATTCTCGTTCAGCGCATTTCTAACTATCGTACTGATGTTCAGGCGCATTGTGACTATCGCATTGGCTCACTGAAAGATGTCGTTGCTATACATGCTACGTCGGATGATGATGCAGACGAACACTCTAAGGATCGTTTAGACGCATCCATCAAAAAATGGTTAGAGCAGGGTCCCAAGAACAAGCGCCCCTCTAACGATACTCGCAAAGGTAAATAAGAAATGTTATGGCGGCTAGCCTCACAAAGCAAGAAATAGTAAAAGAGGTTATCAAGGCCGGAAAAGACCCGGTCTATTTTACGATAAACTATTGTCGCATCTCACACCCACAAAAGGGGCTCATTCCATTTAAAGCATTTGATTATCAGCAAGAACTTCTGAAGGATTTTGGTGATTATCGTTTTAATATAATTCTCAAGGCGCGCCAGTTGGGGATTTCAACAATCACAGCTGCCTATATTGCATGGCTTATGCTGTTTCACCGCGATAAAAACATTCTTGTGGTGGCCACCAAACTGCAGACAGCTACCAACTTAGTTAAAAAAGTAAAAGCTATAATGAAGAATCTTCCCGATTGGATGCAGATATCAGAAATTACAGTTGATAATCGCACTTCGTTTGAACTCAAGAACGGCTCTCAAATAAAAGGATCTTCTACTTCAGGTGACGCTGGCCGCTCAGAAGCTCTTTCGCTTTTGGTGGTTGATGAGGCCGCGCACGTTGAAAAGCTAGGAGAACTGTGGACAGCGCTTTACCCTACTCTTTCAACTGGTGGGCGATGCATTGCACTGTCGACCCCCAACGGTGTCGGAAACTGGTTCCACCAGAACTGTGTAGAAGCCGAAGCCGGCACCAATGATTTTTATATGACCACTTTAATGTGGGACGTTCACCCTGATCGAGACAAAAAGTGGTTTGAGAAAGAAACTCGCAATATGTCCACCAGGCAGATTGCACAAGAGCTCGAGTGTAACTTTAATGTATCTGGTGAAACAGTTATCCACCCGGAGGATATTCAGTGGTATCTAGAGAAAACCACTGCTCCGAAGTATAGGACAGGCTTTGATCGTAACTATTGGATCTGGGAAAAGCACGATCCGGAAAAGTCTTATCTTATTGTAGCTGACGTTGCCCGCGGCGATGGTAAAGATAATAGCGCATTTCATATTATCCAGCTTGAGGACATGAAACAGGTGGGAGAATACATCGGAAAACCCACTCCTGATGACTTTGCTGATATTTTGTATAGTGTTGCAGGAGAGTACAATAATCCAATGGTTGTAATAGAAAACAACAATATTGGCTTCGCGGTACTTAAAAAACTGCAAGATAAAGAGTATCCTAACTTATATTACTCTGCTAAAGGAGACCACCAATATATTGATCCCATCACTGCTCAGTGGCAGTCAAACGCAATTCCCGGCTTTACCACATCTTCCAAAACACGGCCTTTGATTGTCGCGAAGATGGAAGAGTTTATGAGAAACAAACTAATTACTATCAATTCTAATCGATTGCTGTCAGAAATGAAAACATTTATTTGGCATTCTGGAAGACCACAGGCGATGAGAAGCTACAACGATGATTTGGTAATGTCGTTTGCGATTGGGTGTTGGGTAAGAGATACAGTGATTATAGAAAGTCAAAAAAATATAGAGTATACTAAAAGCTTTATTGGCGGTATGTCAGTAGCATCAACTAATATTTCTACATCAATCCCGGGTATGACAGGACACAAAGTAACAAAAGAAAACCAGCGCTCCGAGGAAGCCACTGGATTTAATGAACAATATATTGGCTTGATTAAAGGCTAGGACTAGAATATGGCACAAAACGAACACAACCCAAGAAACCCAGCATCACCGCTTTTTAAGAGACTAACACGTCTCTTATCGGGCCCCATTGTTAACTATCGAACTCAAGTCGCGAGACAAGACCGACGTAATAATTTAGATAAATATCGGTACCGTTTCCGATCGATGAGCGGCCAAGAGTTTAAACGCTCTGATAATAACTATTCTCAAAACTATAACATGATGACGTCTGCTGCATTCCGCAGCCAGAACCGAGCTGAACGATATATCGATTTTGAACAGATGGAATATATGCCAGAGATTGCGTCGGCGCTTGATATCTATGCCGATGAAATGACGACTTCTAACGAGTACGATCGATTATTAAATATTGATTGTCTTAACCATGAGATTAAAACGATTCTTGAGTCTCTTTTTTATGACGCCCTTAACATTGAGTTCAACTGTTTCGGCTGGGCTCGGTCAATGTGCAAATATGGTGACTTCTTTTTATATCTCGACATTGATGAGAAACTAGGAATTACATCCGTTATCGGAATGCCCAACAGTGAAGTTGAGCGCCTAGAGGGACAGGATCAAACAAACCCGAACTATGTCCAGTATCAGTGGAACGGCGCCGGAATGACCTTCGAGAACTGGCAGGTTGCACACTTCCGCATTCTTGGCAACGATCGTTATTCTCCTTATGGTACATCAGTCCTCGACCCCGCCCGCCGCATCTGGCGTCAGCTTGTGCTGCTCGAAGACGCAATGATTGCTTATCGTGTTGTGCGCGCCCCCGAGCGTCGCATTTTCCACATCGACGTAGGGAACATTCCACCACAGGATGTGCCCCAATACATGGAGAAAGTAAAGGGAGAAATGAAGCGCAACCAGCTTGTCGATGCCACCACGGGCCGCGTCGATCTTCGTTACAACCCGCTATCTCTTGAGGAAGATTACTTTATTCCCATGCGAGGTGGTGTTGGATCGGACATCAAATCTCTCCAGGGCGCTTCTAGTCTTAACGACATCGATGATGTGAAATATCTTCGAGACAAGCTGTTCGCCGCTATTAAGATTCCGCAAGCATACCTCACGAATCTTGAAGGTGGCGACGAAGACAAGACTACGCTAGCACAGAAGGATATCCGCTTTGCCAGAACGATTCACCGGTTGCAGCGCTCTTTGGTTGCAGAGCTTGAAAAGATGGCTATTGTCCACCTTTATACTTTGGGCTACCGCGGCCAAGATCTTCTCTCTTTCAAAATTACTCTTAATAATCCCTCTCGCCTCGCCGAACTGCAACAGCTTGAATATATGAAAACCAAGTTCGATACTGCAACCGGTGTTCCAGAGGGAGTGTACAGTAAGAGATGGGTTGCTCGCAACATCCTTGGCATGACAGACTCTG